GATGCAGGTCTTGTGTCAATAGAAGCTAAAGGACACGCTTCTCAAGCTACTACTGGCGATGTTAGTATGAAGGCAACAAGGTATATACAAACAACATCTAATGATGTATCTATTACAGCAGATCAAAATTTTGATGTTAAGGCCGCGGCAACAGCTAATGGACAAATCAGGATGCAAACATCTTCTGGTACTAATGCTATAAACTTTAAGGCGAGTGGTAGTATGTATGCTCAAGCTGCTAGTGGTACCATGAATATTGCGGCAAGTGGTAATATTTTAGAATCAGGAGCAGAAATTCATTTGAATGGGCCGGCGGCTGGTACTCCCGCAGTAGCTTCAGTAACAATACCGAATACTCCTACCGTAGCCACTAATGCACTTTTGAGTACCCCAGCATACATTGCAGAATCATTTGAAATTATGGTAACAGATTTGCCGAATCCGATGTTTGCTGATCCTTTGCGATTACCAGAAGATTCACATGGGATAGCTCTTTCGCCAAATATTACTGGAGGTTTTGGTGGAGAAAATATTAGAGACTTACAAGACTTGTTATCTGAAATGAGTTCTGGTATGGTTGGAAGAATCCCTGTCTATCCTACTGAAAATGAGGGAAGTGCTGTAGGTGATATGTGGATAGGAAATCGTACAGTAAAGGGTGACAAAGGAGACTATACATCAGGTGAAGGTATTACTGATCCATGGGACGGCTATCAAGATCAGGTTGAGGAATTAAAGCCTCTAGGTGAGAGATCATTTTCTGAGGAGAGGAGATTCTTAGGATGGACTGTAAGTGGTGATACTCCCGTAGTCTGGAACTGCACAATTGACAGTACGAAATAATGAAAGGAGAGTTTATTATAAAGACAGGAGAGGAGTTGATAACGTATACTGATTACGATGATATTCCTAATACGTTTGACCATGTGATAAAATTTAATCCAGATTGGCCTGAGTCTCCACATACTCAAGAAGATCACGATTATATGGAAGTTTTTAATGATAAACTACAAGTATTAATGGAGATAGAAAGAAATGCCAGCAGTAACTAGAGCCGGTGATGCTGATGTAACACATTGTACCGGTATGGTAAGACAAGGTAAAAGTTCTGATGTGTTTGCAAACAATATAGGTATATCTCGACAAGGAGATAATAATACAGCACATTTATTACCACCAGATATTCCTCCGTGTCCTGGACATTCAGCTCCCATTGCTAGTGGTAGCTCGACGGTGTTTGTAAATAATAAAGGATGTGGTAGAGTGGGGGATGGAATTAGTGGATGTACCTCAGTAGCAGCGGGTTCAAGTAATGTATTTGCTGGACCTTAATAATAATTTAGGAGATAATAATGGATAGTAAAAATTTGAAAGAGGCATTAAAAAAAAGAAAGGTTTGGGGTGGAATCACCTTAGTAGTATTTGGTATAGCAGGACTAAACGGAGTAGATCCGTGGATTGCAGTTTCAGTATTAGCAATCGTTTGGGGTTTGATGGGAATATGTTGGCAACATAGCGGGTGGCAACATAAGGTGGAAGAACACCATCACCACCATCACCATAATAATAAGACAACTAAGAAAACAGGAAAGATGAAAAAGAATTATCAGAGAACATGAAGAAAGCAAAAGGGTTAATTAATACAAGACGGGATGCAGTAAAAAAGAGGACATCAATAGGAGATTCTGTACGATCTCGACCTAAGAATAAACATAAAAAACGATGCTGGAAAAAGTATAGAGGCCAGGGTAAGTAATATAAATATTAGAAATGGCTAAAACAATAAATGCAGGCTATACTGATGCCCAATCAGTAAATGAAAGTTCTCTTACGACTTATACCTATAGAGACTTTAGTTTATTCTTTACAAAGAATCCTGTAACAGGAGATGTTTCTACGCTTACAGATGTAGCTGATGTTAAAAGGTCTGTGCGTAATTTGGTTTTAACAAATGAATTCGACAGGCCTTTTCATCCAGAAATAGCCTCCCATGTTAGGGATCTTCTTTTTGAACCTTTTACAGCTATCACTTATAACTTATTAAGAAATAGAATAGATAAGGTTTTAGAACTTTATGAACCAAGAGCTACATTAACTAGAATAGAAATAGATGATAGAGAATTCCAAAATATGGATAATAATACCTTATCAGTAAAAATATTTTTCACATTAAATAATGCACCAATAAATGAAGAAAATGTGGACATAATGTTAGAGAGAATACGCTAATGGCTGGAATAAACACTAAAGGTAAAATGCAAATTACCGAATTGGGCTTTGATGCAATCAAAGCTAATTTAAAAACATATCTAAAAGGTCAATCAGAATTTACTGATTATGATTTTGAAGGCTCTGGGATGTCCATTTTGTTAGATACCCTTGCTTATAATACACATTACAATGCCTTTATGGCAAACATGGCAGCTAATGAAATGTTTTTAGATACCGCAGTAAAACGGGATAGTGTAACTTCTCATGCAAAGGCTCTTGGTTATACTCCTACTTCTGCTCAGGCAGCTAAAGCCTATGTAGATATAACAGTAAATAATGCTAACACGGCTTCGATTACTATGAATGCTGGTCATGCTTATACTACTACTATTAATGGAATAAATTATCAGTTTGTGAATATTACTCAGCGCATATTGCAACCTTCATCTGGAGTTTATATTTATTCTAATATTCCCATTTATGAAGGAACATGGGTAACAACAAAATTTACTGTAGATTTGTCAGACGCTGATCAGAGATTTATTCTTCCTAATCAAAATGTAGATATTGCTACTATGTCTGTTACGGTACAAACAAGTGCTCAAGATACTACACTAACAACATTTACTAAAGCTAATAATTTAATAAGTGTTAAAAGTACCACTAATGCGTATTTTATACAAGAAACAATAGATGGTGAATGGGAAGTTTATTTTGGAGATGGGGTTGTAGGTACAGCTCTTATTGATAGTAATATTGTAATTCTTTCTTATGTAGTAACTAATGGAGCAGATGCTAATGGCGCCTCTGCATTTACATCAGCAACATCTATTAGCGGCTTTAGTGATATTACGGTAGTTACTCAAACTGCTGCAGCAGACGGTGCGGCCGCAGAAGGAATAGATACTATAAAATTTAATGCTCCTTTTAGTTATGCAGCTCAAAATAGAACAGTAACAGCCTCAGATTATAAAGCTATTGTACCTCAAGTTTATCCTAATGTAAAATCTATTGCGGTGTGGGGAGGAGAGTATAATAATCCAGCTATCTATGGTAAAGTGTATATGAGTATTTTACCAAAAACTGGTACAATACTTACAACCTCTACTAAAAGTTCTATTGTAACCTTACTGCAAGATTATAATGTTGTAAGTGTAACACCTGAGGTTATTGATTTAGAAATAACAAAAGTTATACCAGTTGTTAATTTCAAGTATGATGCAAGTGCAACAGCTAAAACAAAAGAGGCTTTGGCTGCATTAGTATCTACTTCTATTAATTCGTATAGTTCTACTCAGCTAGAAAAATTTGAATCAGTATTTCGATATTCGGTAGTTACTACATTAATTGATGAAGCCGATCCAGCAATACTCAATAATATTACAACAATAAAAATGAGTAAGATATTTAAACCTACCTTGAATGATGCACTAAAATACACCATCAGTTTTTCTAACGCTTTGTATAATCCCCATTCTGGTCATCTAGCATCAACAACAGGAACGACAGCCGGCGGTATTCTTTCCTCATCTGGATTTACAATCACAGGTGATGCGAATACCTATTATGTAGAAGATGATGGTGCAGGTTTGGTAAATGCTTATTATATTTCTGGAACATCTAAAGTATATATGACAACAGGTTCAGTGGGAACGATTGATTATCTCACAGGAGATGTTGTATTTACCAAGATTAGTATTGCAACAGTAGGAGATGTAGATGGAGCATCAAGTAATTATATTAAATTGACTGTTCAACCCTCCTCTAATGATATTGTTCCGGTTAGGAATCAAATTTTACAAATAGATGCAGTTAATCTTTCTGTTACAGGAACAGCCGATACTATTGCAGCCGGTGCAGGAGATGCTGGTGTAAATTATACTACAACATCTAGCTATTAATAATGGCCACACTAAAAAATAAAGTTTCTATACAGGTAAAAAGTCAATTACCTGATTTTGTACAAGGAGAAAATCCTAATTTCATAGCCTTTATGAAGGCGTATTATGAATTTATGGAGTCTGCGGAGTTACAGCTTACTTCCCTGGGTTCAGTAGATTCGGTATTATTAGAAGCACAGCCCGTTGGTGCCGCGGCAACATATTCTAATTATGTTTTACTACAAAATCCCAGTGAATATCGACAAGAAATAAATTCAGTGATGCTTGAAGATGCTCCTAACGGCGCATTTGTAAATGATGAAATAATTACAGGCACCACATCTAGGGCCACAGCAACAATTCAGGTAGAAGATATCCAAGCTGGTTCTCGATTATTCATTTCAGCTCAAAGTTCTTTTATAATAGGAGAAACAGTTACCGGTGCAACTTCAAATGCCACTGGAGTTGTTTCTAATTATACAGCGAATCCTGTACAGAATATTCAGCAACTTATGGAGTATGCTGATGTTGATGATACTGTTGATCAATTCTTTAATGAATTTAAAGAAGCCTTCTTGAAAACTATTCCCAAGAAACTTACAGCAGGAGTTAATGAGAGAAATCTTCTAAAAAATATAAAAGACCTTTATCGAGCAAAGGGAACTAGAAAAGGACATGAATTATTTTTTAGAATACTTCTCAATGAAGATCCTACTCTTTATTATCCAAGACAAGATATGCTTAGAGTTTCAGACGGTAAATGGTCTGAAGATGCTATTTTACGAGTAGTCTTAGCCGATAGTACGTTTGAGATGGAAGATGCATCACCAACTAATGGTAATATTTTTATTTTGAATGAAGATGGTGGTCAAATAAAAACGGAAGATTCGGTTACAGGAACATCAGATATACTTAAATTTGTAGGACAAGAAATAACACAGGCTGTAGTGATTGATAGGAGTATTTTACCTGGCGGTGATTATGATGTTACTAATCAGGCAGCAAGAGGATTAGCTCCATATTCTGTTATTGGAACAGCTACGGCTTTAGTCGATAGTATAACTTCTTATTTTTATTTAGGTGAACAAGTATTTGAATTAATTTTAAATACAGGTAGTGTTATTGGAACTTTTGTCACAGGTCATACTATTACTGGTACAGCAAATGATGATGATGACGTTACTCTTTCTGCAAAACTTGTTAGTATTATGAGTGAGTATGATGTATCAAATTCTACATCAAGTCAATATTATAATATAACAGATCCTTTAACTATAACGGCGGCTAATGGTAATTCTGCATCTGTAAAAATAGATTCACTAACTGCTGGAGATATCAATTCAATTTTTGTTGATGAAGGAGGTTCAGGCTATGAAATTGGAGATATAGTAACTGTTAATAATAGTAGTACTAACGGTGCCGCATTAGGTGCTCAAGTATCTTTAGTGAATGGTGGGATTTCACCAGAAATCGGTGACCTTGTGGGTGCATGGGGAATAGAATTAGAAGCAGGTACAGTTGGACAACCAGGTGAGATAGAATTAGAAACAGCATCTGGTCCTGGTCAAATAAAACAAGAAGAAGCTTATGATATGTTGGCGATTGACCATATTGTATTGGAAGATTATACAGTATTTAATGATGGTGTAGCTGGAAATAAAATCGGTCAAGAAAGTGGAATTGGAGATGTTACTGATATTGTAATAACTACTGCCGGTGTTGGTTATACAAAAACACCATTACTTACTTTACCTACAACAGGTTCACGAACAGGTGCAACAATATATGCTAAAGGAACGGGAGTTGGTTCTATTAGAGATGTTACAATTCTAGACGCCGGTGTTCATTATACAGATCCTTTGTTTCCGAATCTCTCAAGGATGGGAACTCTAGGTTATAAAATACAAATAGATGCAACTACTAATTTCTTATATACTGACCATTCTGTTGCTAATTTTATACTTAATGAAGTTGTTACTGGTGGAACATCAGGTGCAACTGGAGTTTATAAGTCTACAGATGCGACTAGAAATATTATAAAGATAGCCAATGTCGTAGGTACATTTCAAGCCGGTCCTGAAAAATCTGGTGAGATTATTACTGGATTTAATTCTAGTGCGACCGTTGTTATAGATTCTTATGATGATGTAGCATTGAAAGGCGATGATGGAGTATTAGGAGAAACATCTGGACGATACTTGAATCAAGATGGATTCCTAGATGAAAAATCTAAAAAAATTCAAGACAGTTATTATTATCAAGATTATTCTTATGTTGTAAAAACAGGATCGTCAATCAATATATGGCGAGATCAAATACTTGCGTCTGTACACCCTGCTGGTTGGGCCTTGTTTGGTCAAGTAGATATTTCAACAACAGTACAAGCCATAGCCAACATAACGTCTATTGTAGGTCTTGGACCCTTGTACAAAGTTATTTACACTATGTTACTTGGTCGCAGACTTGGTACAACAGATCAATTACCTATCAATCCATTTCCGGCTGTGGGTATACATGATCCCGCTGATTATGGAAATTCATTTAGAATTGCTGGTTCTACTAAAACAATCGCTAAGGGAGAATTAATAACAGGGGATCAATCAGGTGCAACAGCCACAGCAATTTTAGATACGACAAATGACCATGGTGTCAATTTATTGTATTATGAATTCCTAGCAGGCGGTAGTATGCCAGGAGCTCCGGGATCAGTTTATTTTGAAGAAGGAGAATCTTGTACAGCATCAGGTGGAGGTGTTTTTACAATTGTAGGCATTCATGGTCTACAAGGGGTCCGAGATGTAACATTATTCCGTTATGTTAAAATATTGACACCACCTAAATATATGACAGGAGATAAGTATTCATTCCATCCAAACCTTGGTGATGCAAATGAATGGAAATTCTCAAACGGGATGGTATCATCTGCAGCATCAAGTAGAACATTCAATAGTATGGCAGTATATCCAGC